AAAGTCATTGCTGTTCAGTTGCTGAATTTCAGCAGACCGTTCACGCGAATCGGAAAAGTTCAGAAGAATGCTGTTGGCATTGTCTGTTCCTGTGAACTTAGCCTTCACCATTCGTTCAATTTCCTGTTGCTCGCTTTCGGTCGGAATGCCAGAATTGAAATTCAAAAGTGTCCCGGCCATGAAACCATTGGAAATTCCCTTGTTGAAATAGTCACTTACCTTTCTATCAAGGTCAATGTAATTGATGGCACCAAGGTATGATGGCAATGGATAGTATTGACAGTTAGGCTGATAGGATTTGACATACAGTAACTGCTTGCCACCTGGTTCCTTCCAATTGAATGCTTCTATCTTCTCAACTTCTGGATTGTATTTGCTCCAATCATCTGAATAGTAATAGCAATATCCATCATCTGACACACGATACTTTGCGAAATCTGCATGATAGATTGCCGCAATCTTTTCGCCAATGCTGTCATAGATAACTTCCAATGCATAGCCGCCATAAAGTTCCAGGTCATGTGCCACCTTCACCAAGATGTCATCCAATGATTCGTACGGATTTGGATGCTTCACAAACTGCTCCATCTTCGCCTTCATCACAGTTGTCATTCCATCTGTGTCAATGGACCATCCACGGCCACACACATAATCACGCTTGCTGTTGATGATAGCATGATGCTTTGCGCTGTTCCTGTACAATTCCAGAAGAAAGTCAGGATAGCGATTCTTATAATCGCCTTCTGAACCATACAGAATCCAATCCTTGCCACGCTGTTCCTTAAATTCCGGAACAACATTTGCCTCAAAGTTCAATATGCTTAGACTATTCGCCATAGACTGTGTATGTTTGGTTTCCACCTGTGTACACTTCAGATGGTGCAGGTGTGCCAATTACCTTCACGATTCCTTGTTCCAGAAGATTCAATCCTGTTGGATCAAGATTTGATGATGAACTGTTCGCGTAAATGTAGTATCGCCATTGTCCATCATTGCCCAACTTAACTTCACCTGATGTTGGTGTTGGTGTGCCGCTTCCAACTTCTGTGATTTCAAATTGATTGAATCTGTTCGGAAATGTTGATGTGTCCTGTGCCACACAATATTGCACACCTTCTGTTGTGTCTGATTTCAATTCAAACAGATAGTATGTTGCTGTGCCGTATTCGGTCAAGGTCACAGCCACTTCATTGGTACTATTTCGTTGGATGTTTATCACACCGCAAACACTACATATTCAATGTCAACATCTGCCGTGTCCGCTTGCGCACTTATCACGTCAATGTCCACGAATGCGCTGAATGCACCTGGAGTAGAATCTGCATCCATGCTTCCTGCAGACAGCATGAATGTGGCACCTGCGTCAACTTTTACGTCTGCCGTTGCGCCTCCACTTTTCTTGAAACGTACACGGATGAAGTTGGTGTTGTCCAGGTTGGTTATTCTGATATACTTGATTGCGCTTCTGACAAACTTGCCTTGGCCATTATCGCTGTTCAATTCAATCAAATCAATTTCGTTTGAAGAATCGACAGTCATCACACGCCTGTCAGCTTCTGCAATGTTTTCAATTGTACGTGTATGTGAACCGCCACGATCAACGCCACCTAATGTCAGACCTTCTGAAATTGTGATTGTTGCCGTGCTTGGTGTTACTGTGCTTGCCATTGTTGTTGTGCTTTTCTTTAAATAGCAAATGGTTCAGATTGTGCCAAAACGCAGAAAGGTGCAGCAGAAACGCCACACCTTCCTAACACAGAGAGAGAAAAGAAAATTCTTTTAGTTGCTGATTGTTGCAATCATATCGTCAACAGTACCTGTTGCAGGTGTTAACTTTAAGGACATTGCAGGCTCCATTCCAGAGAATGTCAACGTATATCCTTGCAGGTCACCAAATGCTGTTCCTGTTGCTGCTGTTCCGGCAGTTATTTCAAGACCATTTGACCTTCCAACTACAAACGTGTTTGGTGTTTCGTCATTTGTTGTGTACATAATAACAACACGATTCTGCGCCAACAGCTTGATTTCGTCACGTGTCGCAGTTGCCAACTTTGGAAGAACAACAGTTACTTCTGGTGCCATGTAAACAGTTCCATTCTGGATGGATGCTGTGATGGTTTCTGTGACTGCTGATGTTTCCTTCAGTTGCTCATACGATTGGAAAACCAAAGATGCAGATGCAAACGCTGTGATGTCTCCGCCACTAACTGTTTCACCTAATGATTCGTAATCAGCCAAACTTGCAATGTATAACTTGGAAATTCCACCTACACTGTCCCTACAGGGCAGCGCAAAATTTTGGGTAAGAGGGCAGCTCATTTGCTAATTGTTTTTTAAGTGATGGTGATGGCATTGCTGCCACCACCTTTGAATCAATTGAATTCTTAGATACGAATCTGTGCAATTTCATCCAAGAATGCCACATTTGCGCCTAAAGTGAATTCCATAACAAAGCGCAGCTTTCTCTGATCTTTGCTATACCACATTTCGACGTTAGAAAAATCTTCATCAAGCGATGTGCCAAGGTACATATTGCTTGTTCGCATTAGGTACCCATTTTCGAATCCTGTCAATCCGTTAACTGCAACAACTTCGATTCCTGTTCCAGGGAAGATGAATCTTAGTGGATCATAGTCTGTCTGATAAGATGCAAGCTGTCCGGCAGTTGTTGCTCCATTACCTGCTTGCAATGCTGCAACAAGTAGTCTGAAACGATCATATCCAAGGAAGATTTTTGCATCATCCTTGTCAATCACAGATGATGGTGCAGCCGTGTACAATCTTTGTATTGCTTCAACCATATCTTCAATATTCATGCTTGTCAATGCGGCACCAAATCCGATTGTTGCGCTGTTAGCATCAACAGTTCCAGATGCAGTTGCTTCTCTTAGACCATCGAAGAACTGCAGGTTTCCAGAAGTCAAAGATGCATCTGATTGCCAGATTGCAAGTTCAACCTGCTCCTGTACTTTTGCAACCAAGTTGTTCACGAAAAATTCTTCGAATGGAATCGCTTCTTGGTGCGCTCCTGCAGGTAGTTGCTGTGATAGCCACTTTGCTTTCAAGTCATTCGGGCAAAGTTCCAAGTTGATTTTTATCTGTCCTGGATTGATGGTTCTTTGCGTCATTGTCACATCACCATCGTTCAAGAATGAACAGCTTGTATTGTCTTGGAAATTCACATCAGTATTGAGAATTGAGATCTTACTTTCACCTTGGATTCCAAGTTGCTTTTCCATCATTGATGCAGTTCTTCCTGCTGTTACCGATTTCGCAAGAATCGGAAAAGAATTTTCGTTAACGTAATCCGCTAACCCTGTTAAATCAAACGCCATTTTTTAGGTCTTTATTTGGTTAATTTCTTATTTGCTTTTCAAAACTTTTCTCATTCTCTCAACCATTTCATCAGCATTGTCTGCCTTTGCGAATGGATTGTTCACCTTCTTCGTTGGCTCAACAGATGGTTTTGCTGCCATCTTTTCCACGATGTCTGTAATCATTCCAATGGCCTTTTCCATTTCATCGAATCTGGAATTGATGCCTTCAATCGCTTCAGCAGATGCAAAGTTGTGTGCTGCAATGACATCAGCAGCAATGGCCGACATCTTCACATCCACATCTTCGGATGCCATTTCTTCCTTCTCTTTTTCTTCAGCCTCAACTTCTTCTTCAGATTCTTCTTCTTCAGCTTCTGGTGCCATCACTTCAACAATGACTGCACCTTCAGTTCTGATGATTGTGCCATCTTCTAATTCATGATCACCATCTGGTGCATCAATTTCATTGGCTGCTTCGTCAATTACTTTGACAACTGCACCAACTTCAACCGCAGGTTCAACACGTACAATGGTGCCATCAACTAACTTGGCATCCAAGAATGCAGCTTCAACTGCTTCTTCTGTTGTTTCAACCGTCTCTGTTGTGTCATCTGATCCGAATAACAACTTCTTGATTTCTGGCAATTTATCGCCAACCAATTCTGAAATGTTCATTGCTGTGCTTTTTTGTTAAATAGAAAAAGAATTAATGTGTGCCACTTAACTGTTCACGGATATCATCTGTTCACGATTCGTGAACGTGTGAACATCATTTCTGAATTGCATCAATCACAGCATCAATCACTTCT